TTCATAAAAAATAAACCCCTACCAAATTGCGCCACCGCCAAGAGGCAACAATAAGATAGGGGTTATTTTGTTAATACGTTTCAATTTTGGCGGTAATTTAGAATTGCAAATATACTAATTTATTTTAAGTATGCAAGCGGCCTATCGAATTTCGCACCGCCTCATCATACCGCTCCAACCACTCCCTACACTCAATCACCCTTTGTATTATCTGTTGCTCAATGGTCACATCACGCTGCACCTTATACGCTACCCAACGTTGGTCAGCAGGGATGTCATCGTAACTGACCTCAACACCGTAGTTAGCTTCTTCGGGTGTGTTCAATAATCCGTGAAATACAACAAAATTCGGCCTATCCCACAACATCATATAACCGCGCCCTTGCCATTCGTAGTCGGAATTGATGCCACTCGTAACGGCATCGTGTAGGGTCTTGATTGACCACGCGGCCTTGACATCAATGATGGTGTCACGTGTCACAACATCAGCCGTTCCAACAATGTACTCATTGTGCATCGTGATGGTGTTCTTCTCGGCCATTCCGAGGTTCAACTGCTCGGCCATAAAGTCAATCAAATCAAGTTCAACCATGTTGCCTTTGTCGATGTACTTGCTTCTAATCTCCTCGCGGTCGTTTGCGTACCATTCGCGCAGGAATGTTTGGCAAGTTTGGGATAGTTCGCCCTTGGTGCGGGAGTTGCTCATAATCTTACCTATTTGTGAGCAGTGAATGCGGAATAGCTTATCCATTTGTCAGTTCGGCCTCCATTTCCGCAGTTAAAGTGTACTTCTTCTTAATGGCATCAAGCGTAACCGAACCCGCAGCGATAGCCGCCTTGGCTTTGGCTAACGTGTCGGCAGTCATTGTCGGTTTGGTCGCTGGCTTTGTTGATACTCTAACGGCATCGTGTACCTCGCCAAACGCACGGACTTTTTCGGTTGTAAGCACTATCTGCTTGCCAATCCATTCCTCAATGAATGGCGAGTTGTGTAGCTTGGCAATGCGCTTCAAGTTAGTAGCGTTAGCCACCATCGGCTTGCACTCGGCAAAGTGTATGGTGCAGCACTCGGACTCACCGCCCTTGCCATCATGCACCATTTCTTTGGTTACTTTGGTAATAGTTACGGTCTTGTCGGCATCGATTAAATCCCAGCCACCAATGTAGTTGGGGTTGCGTAAAACTTTGTAATGTGTTTTTGTGTTCATAGGTTTTTGTTTGTTTAGGGGGTTAGTATTATTTTAAAATAAATTATCATCACTCAATCCTTTGGCATCTAACGGCACATTCTCGGTGCGGTCAATCTTCCATCCCTCAATGCTATTGAAATACTTAACGCTGCCATCCTTTCCTTGGTATTGCTTGCCACGTAGATTGTAGCACACGGTTACGTTGTCGCCTACCATGTACTTGTCAAGCATGGTGCATTTATCTTGTGTGAATTGAATAGTGATGTGTTGCGGGTATTTGTCGGCAACGGTGACAACCATTTCACGCTTGGCGAAGTTGTCGTTTACTTGTTGGGTGTTGTAGATTTCTCTAATGGTTCCTGTAATTGTGTTCATTTGGTTTAGTTGTTTAGATTGATTAGTATTTCAGTTAATAATGCTTCGGGTAGTGCATCGAAGTCGGGTGATGTGTGCTTGTATTCGTGTTCAGTCCACTCCTCGCCATTTGGGTTGCTATAATGCCTTTCAACTGCATCGTAGGTAATATTGATGTCATTGTAATTGAAATGCTCGCAAATCGCATCTAAAAGCGACCACGGCAACGCTTCGGCATCATCGGACAGGTCGATTATTTCGCGGTCATTGTTGAATTTTATTGTGATTATATTCATAGCACCTCATTAATTAAAGCGTTAAACTCGCTTATTGTCAACTGCCCGCAACCTCGCACGGTCAATAATTTGCCATCGGTTAGGTCTTCCACCGTGTCGAATTTAGCCGTGGCCTTGTTCAGCACGTTTACCAAACGTTTGCTCATTCTGTGCTTGTTGTATTCGATAAACGAGCGCAATGGTGTGCGCCCGATTTCGCTATCAATCTGCGCCCGGTATTGTTGGCAGATAAGAAGTGCCTTGTTGTAGTCGTTAAGCGTTATTTTGCTCATTGTTGTGTTGTGTTAGTACGTTCATAATAAATTCGTTTGTCGCAGTCGGCCACGATGCTTCGATTTTGCCATCTACCCATAGGTAAGTAGTTGAGCCATCAACTTCGATGGACATTGATTTGTCTTGTGTTGCATACGTGATTAGTGTTTCAACGGTTTTTGTGATTTGTTTGCTCATAGGTTAGGGGGTTAGGGGTTAGTTTTTCGTTTGTTTTAGTGATGCAAATATGGGGTAAATATCAATACAAAAATGTTAAAAGTTGTTAAAACATTTAAATAGTTCATAAGCAACCTGTGGGACTATTGCGTTTCCGTATGCTTTGATTGACTCGTTTCGCCATTTAGAAAAGGTAATTCCGTCCAATTCGGTGGGAAGCCCATCATCTCCGCCACAAATCGGGGATTGAGTTGGGAAGTTTTGCCATTGGTTTGGGCATTCCACATTGCTATGTCCATCTGCCTTTTCCCCATTCGATTGTTCCAATACTTTTCCGAATGGCCATGTTTTATTATTTGTGCCGTTGGTGTTGGTAGTAGACCGTTCATCGCCAAGTCCTTTAGCGGTGCGCTTCCGTTGTGTCCTTGATTGCTTATTATTCTCCCCGATGCTGTTATTTTTCTCGGTGGGTTGGTCATTGAGTCCATTGCTTGAGGTGTCGGTAGCAGTCCTAAACTCGCCTTTCCCGATAACATTGATGCTGTCCCATCTGCTCTCCTTTGTCCTTTCCAATCCCCTGCTATTGGTGTCGGTAGCAGTCCCACCCAGTTCTCCGTGTTGCTCAATCCTTGTTGCTTTGAATTCGGACCGCGCCTTTTGAAGTCTTGTGCCGTTGCGGTAGGCAACAAACCAAACCCTATCTCTGCGGTGCGGAGCGTTTTTGGCACAAGCCGGAATAATATACGGTTGTACTTCGTACCCAACAGCTTCCAAGTCAAGGCACACCTGCTCGAATACCAATCCGCCATCAATATTTGTGATACCATAGACATTTTCTGCGATGACAAATTTCGGTTTAATCTCGTTAATTGCTCGTAGCATTTCGTGCCACAAGTAGCGTTCATCATTCGTGCCTTTTCTTTTCCCTGCGGTTGAGAATGGTTGGCAGGGAAATCCTCCTGTGAGAATATCAATTGTGTTTGCATATTTTTTAAAATCAGTTTTGCAAATATCTATATGGCTATCTGCATTTGGCCAATAATAATCTAAAACTTTTCTTGGAAATTCCATCCATTCACAATGGAATACATTTTCCCATCCCATCCATTCGGCAGCCAAGTCAAAGCCACCAATACCGCTGAATAAGCTACCGTGTCGCATCATCACACCTCACTCATAATATTAACAACCGTCATGCCACTTGCCTCGGCTAACCTCACATTGTTCCTTATGCGCTCCCGAAACCTAAACGCTTCGTAAGCGGTTGTGAAATCATCATTGTACAGGCCGAAAACGTTGTTCTTTAGCTTCATAATTATAGCATCGATAACTTCCCTTACTTGCACAGGAGACAATCGGTGTATCATAGCAATTTCAGCGTAATGCAACCCTTTGTTGTACTCGAGCCACATCGACCAATCACGGTCTGTTATGTGTGCAGGTCGGATGCTATCCCGGTAGGCATCGGTTATAACTCGGTTGGTTTTGCGTTTCTTATTAGCCATTGATTACCTCCTTTCTCCAATTGATTAGGTTCGTATGCAACTCATTGAAATTGTTGCATCTTCTCGGTTGGGTTAGTTTCGCACCCGATTTTATTCGTGGTGCATTGGCAGTTGGGATGTGGCAGAATATTGCCTGCATCCATTCTTTTGCGCTGAATTGAGCGCGAATTTCTTTTAGTAGGTTCATAGGGGTTTGGGTTTAGTTTGTTGTGTATGCGATATAATTTAGCGGGTAGCGGGTAGTTATAAGCAAGCGGTGGCGCAAAGAAATTCATCTTTTTCGCCTTCAAGGAGATTTTAGCGTTAACTAACCTCTCCAATCCAGCTATGCCACCGCCAGACTTATAACATCATGTTTGTGCTATTGC